CCTGCTCTTCCATCATGTCCGACATCTTCTGTTGGTTCTCTAGCTCCTCGCCCATAGTCTTAGCGGCGGTGTGATCAATGGTAGCACCTGCCTGCTGTGCCTTGATCTGAGCCTCCATGCGCTTGGTCTGCGCGTTGAATGCGTCGATCTGGTTGTCAGCCTGGTCCCCAATAGTCTGGGTCTGTAGCTTCTGGGCTTCCAGTTGTAGCTTGACCTGCTCGTTCTGGAGCTTCTGCATCTCGATCTGTGAGCGCAGCATCTCGGCCTCTGCCTTCATCTGCTCGGCCTGTGCTAGAACCATTGCGGGATCTGGAGCCTGCTGCTGACCGGCCATAGCCATCTTCTGCTGCTGCTCTGCGAGCTCTTCCTCTGTCATCTGGTTCATAGGAATGATGCCCTGCTGTAGCATCATGGCGCGCTTACGGTTAGACAGTTGCTCAGCCGCCGGGGTAGAGATGTTATCCAGGAGGATGTCACCACCCAATTGGATGATAGAAGGATCGACCTTGGCAATCTCAATGATGGCCTCGATAGTCTCCTGCTGACGGTTGCGGAAGCTTGGACCTGCCCGGCATACCACGTCGTACTTGCCCGCTGAGAGGTCATTGACCGTGACGAACTCCTGAGTGTCCTGGTCGAACACCTGGGCGTTAATCTCTGCCATGCTGTACTCTCGGTCCTCCTTGAGCACACGGACCGTTCTTGGCGTGTCGTAGACCTTGGGTATAGCCTTGACTAAAAGCTCACCAGTGCGCCGTATGGCGATCTGAAGAGCCTTGTTGTACTTGATGGTAGCGGTGTCGCCCTTGTTCTGGAGAGAGTTAATAGCCACGCCAGATTGTAGGCCAGGGTTGTCGCCCATGTTAGCCGCGAACATACCCGCAGCGTAGCCGATCATCCCACGCATAGCCTCGGTGATAGTCCTGAGACCTGGGTTAACCAATGCGCCACCCTGCTGCTGTGGTGCCCCTGGGTTCTCTGGGTCCACGTTGAAGAACTGCACAGGGTCAGAGTTGGTGTTCAGTGTAGAGAGCTGATCCTCGTGACCTGCGGCCTGGGCCATAGTCATCCAATACTTCGCACGTGGTGCTAGTGCACCCTCTTCGATCTCACGTGACATTGAGTAGTTTAGTACACGTTGCGGATCAATGAGCTTGTCTACAACACCGGCGTAGAGAGTCTTAGACTCGAACACCTTGTAGTTAGCGTACACAGGGACCACTGGGATAGATGAGAATACGGTCTCTTTCTTTTCCTCGAGCCACCCCTTGGCATCAAAGAACCGAGAACACACCTTCTTGTCCATGCGCTTACGACGGCGGACCTCTTCTACACCGATAGCTGCCAGCTCGTCCTTGATCTTGTCGAACTCTTCAGCCTCGTAGACGTGGCCGTTGTTGATCATTACTAACTCGCGCTCTTCTTCTTCGCAGTAGAGGTACTCACCCACCAGGATGACCTCAGCCTTATCGAAGTAGGCGTCACCATCACGGTCGTCTGATACACCTTCACGGCCACCCTCGGGCCATCTGCGGTCGTACTCGTCCACTTCTACAGGATGCAGCACAAAGCAATACTTGGCGTCTGACTTGTCCTGGAGCTCTGCTGACGGGTCAAACCATACCCGGTCGATGAAGTTGGCGATCTTCTCAATCACCAGGTCCTGGTCAAATGAGTCGTCGTCAATATACTTCTGGCTCACCCTCCATCCATCGTAGCCAGTTGTGACCATGCCACGGCCTGCCTGGTTGTAGGTGACCTTGGCGTTAGAGATGTTCTCGATGTTGCGGATCATGCCGTCAAACGTGTTAGCCACGTCCTTGGTTGCTGATCCACCGGCGGGGTTTACTCGGATATCAAAGTCAGCCTGTTCTAACTCACCGGCCACTTGGTCGATAATGGGCGTTACCATGTCAAACGTGTAGCGGGGCTTGGCTGTGTTACTAGACCACCAGTAGGGCTCCCACTGGCCATCTCTCTTCGTAACGAATAGGAATGCTTCACGAGCGTTCTCACGCATATCGTGGTCAGCATCCTGGGCCTTCTGGAGAAGCTCTAGGACCTTCTGGTGACCGTCCGTGCCCTCGTCTTCCTCTCGGTATTCTTTACCGTCGTAATCGGCCATTACTTGCCCCATCCACTAAAATTGATTTGCACTGTTTGTTTGTTGATAGCCTTTGGGCTGAACATCGACATCATTAACGCATCTGCAAGGTTAGGGCTCTCGATCTGGTAGGGCTTCTTCTTCATGTCCACCTTCGATAGCACTTGCAGCTTGCCGTTGTTGCTGCGCTTCTGTGGGATCCTGGTAACCTCGGACCTCAGTTGGTCCAGGTACTCTATGTTCGATGAGATGCTAATGAGCTCCTCGGGGTCTATGTACTCACCCTTGGTTACTGCTCGCCATGTAGCCTCGAACCTATCCCTTAGCTTCCAATAGTATTGAGCCCGACGATTCAGGAACGTGTCCTTGTTGGTCCGACCCTTATCACCGCCATAGTATAGCATAGGGTCTTCTGCGCCCTCTGAGCCTCTGAACATCTCATACTCAATCTTGGTTCCGTCCAAGGCCTGCATGACCTGTCTGCGTAGTCCCAGGCCTATTCCGTCACCGTCCCACACAAACCAGTCAGCGTTATTCTTTCTGGATAGATCTAATGCCCAATCCATACCCTCGTTGGTGTCGCCGGTGAGTTTCTCCTGCACGTCCAGGATCACGGAGCCCTGGCGCCTGGCGTATCCCTTGGCGTCTGGTCCTAGATCAGAAGGGTCGTGAGAGCAGATGATGGGGCCTTCTGGCTTGAATCCTAGCTTGATGTGAGCATCGATGGCTGCCTCGAAATGCTCTACGCTGATCAGAGCGTCATTAACGCTATCGTAGTAATCGCCACCCCACACATGGCGGAACATGGCCGCAGAGGTATTCTCCCGGTCGTACTCCATCTCCTGGCGCAAGACATCAGGGAAGAATGGGTTGTCGTCCCAGTTGATCCGGACAATGAGGTGCAGGTCATCCTCGTAGATGCCGTTCTTGTTGAGCTCGTGCTCGAATGGCACAAGGAATCGTTTGCTGAATGCGTCGTTCCTGGACCTGGGGTTGGCTGTGATCCAGAGCTGTGATCCTTCCTCGCGGAGAGTAGGTGTTACTACCCGGAGGCTTTCCTCGCTGATTGTCTGCCCTTCTTCCAGCCAGAATAAGTTGAAGCCGCTCATGGACTTCACCGATTCGATGTTTTTGGCAAGGCCCCGGAACTTGAATACCGGCTCGCCCTGGAACAAGATCTGGTTGTTCTGGACCTCGAAGCCCTTGAGCTGCATTGTCTCGATCTGCTGCTTGAGTAGAGAGTGCACCGAGTCATCGATGCTGTTCATATACTCACGATAGGCCGCTATCTTGGCTCCCTTGGTCTGGGCTGCCATTAGCATTAGAGCTGCGACTGAATAGCTTTTTCCACTACCCCTTCCACCGTAAAGCACGTTGAAGCGCTTAGGACGCTCCAGAAAGGGAAGTAGCTTATCCGGCAGTTGCAGGCTTGGCATTACTCGTAGGTGGCCTTCTTCTTGCGACGCTTCTTAGCTCGTTCCGCCGTGCTCATCGCTATCGCCACTGCCTGGTCCTGTGGCTTTCCCGCTGCTCGCTCGGTCTTGATGTTCTGGCTGATCGTCTTCTTGCTGTAACCTGGCTTTAGTGGCATTGCCAAATATCCTCTCGTAGTTATCAAGATACTTGCTTACGTTGTACTTACGGGGTCGAGAGCCTTTTCCGCCCTCCCAGGGTCCTGTGCTCATGTTTAATCTCCACAAAAGCAAGGTATGCTTTCATCTATTCCAAGATCTAAAGAGCCTTGAGTTGTTGCGATTATTTTCATCTGCTCGTAACTTGGCTGATCCGATCTGAAATAAGCACCTTTTCCGACTTGTGCAGACAAGGAGTTTTCAGCATCCGCCCACCAATCAGCAAGGTCTGGTCGCTCCCTTATAATGGCCATCTTCTTAGACTGACCCTTGAGAAAGCACAAATCACAGTTCCCCCAATCCGTTGTCCCGTTGTTGTTGGGCAGGTTCAAATCAAAGTCACTGTTAGACCAAAATTTATATATGTCTTCCTTGGTTATCCCTTCTAGCCAGAGAGGTAAATAGCACTCCTGACCAGACTCTATCTTCCCGTGCATCTTGGCAGCTCTGCGCTCTTCATCTGCTCTAATCCCAATATAAGAGACAAAAGGGGTCTCCCATCCAAGGGTCTCTATGTATTCTCGAATAGCCCTGATCTTCAAATCTACTGTGCAGAACCTTGCCACCGGGTTGGGAGCGTATCGTTTAACCTTTAAGAGCTGATTGAACGGCTCACCATTACGCGCAGCGGTCTCGTAGCTGACCTGCCTAGTCTCATAGACATACTTGTTCTTGTGCCCTTCTGGCGCTGTATCGGCATACCTTTCGAGCCAGATAATATCTATTCCCCACCTGGTCGCGCACTCATTAACGAAGTCTAAGGTCTCTGGCATCTCCTTACCGGTGTTCGAGAAACAGACCTTTATGTTGTCTGGTATTTTTCCATCATATGCCTCCAATACCCTGTGCAGCATAAACGCGCTCGTCCTGCCGCCTGAGAAAGAGATAACTGTGTTCTCTTCTGTTCGGTATAGAGACAGATCACTCATGGCTTTACCACCTCGATGGTCCACTTCAGATCTTCGCCATCCGCCCCGGTGATCTCTGTCTTGGTCTTCTCGGACCATCCAGCCTGGTGAGAGAGGTAGAACTTAGCAGCGTTGACATCCCCATCCATAGCCTTAACCACAAGGTTGTTGGCAACATTCATGATGCCCATAGCCTTACCCCTGTTGTAGGCGGTACGAACCTCTGGCTGTCTTTTCATGATGTTACGTAAGGTCTTGGCAGTAAAGCCAAAATAGTCAGCGATCTGGTCCTGGGTGAGAACCGCCGCCATCTTCTCCACCTTCTTGATGTCGTCTTCGCTTAGCACGATTACGGGCGGGCCGCCTAGCTCTGTGGTCATGGGTAATTATCCTCTCAAATGACCCTGGTTTAGTTTTAATGGGTAACTTCTTTGCCATTATAACCCATAAGGCTTTATGTCCATACGTGACACGACTTGATCGATGCCGCGAGCTTCTCGCTGGTCCCTTCTGGCTAATGCCAATTGCAGGGCTTTACGGTCACTGTACTTGAGTCGTTCACCTCTCTGTTCAGCGGCCTGTGCGATTAGGATAAGTGTATCATCCTCTGCAACCGTCTTCTTGAGTAGCCAGTTGGGGTCACGGACAAACTCTCTCTTCTCGTCGAACAAGAGATCTATGCTGAGATCCAGGGATCGCATGATTTCCATCGCTGAGGCACCACACGCAAAGCAGTACAGTAGCACCTTGCCACCCTTGTGATCGATCTTAAGACTAGGGTCCTTGTCCTCTCCGTGCACTGGGCAGCTCGCTCTATATCCGCTACCCACCTTCCTCACACGTTCAAGCCGCTCTAGTATCTCTTCCATGCCGATCCCTTATCTGCTTGTATTTTATAAAATTTAACACTTCTTGGCTAACATATTTTGCCGGTACGCGGTCTATATTCTTGGGCCAGACGCCGAATTTCAACCTGTACGTGTGAGCACACCAGCCCTGAGAGTAGCCCTTGAGTAGACTGTACGCTAGGAGCTCCTGGTAGAACTGCCCCTTATCCTCCATCTTGGGCTTCTCG